CCCAACTAAGTAAAAGTGCCTCTCCCACCAATTGTCGTCAGTCTTTATAAAGACTGAGTGTTCATCATCCAGCAGAGCCGCAACCCTGCTGATGAGCAATCCTGTGTCATCCGTATTCGCCGTCACGATGATGTCTTTGTTCTGTCGCCGCAGCCTGTGTGCAGATGTCGCCACAACGCCGTCATCGAGCACAAAGAACTCATCTGGCAGTTTTATTTTCTTGATATTCGTCTTTCTTTTTGCCATCAACAAATTCCTATCGACTCTTCGAGTGAGATCCTGAACCTGACAAGCACATACGGGATATTGTTCTCCTGATTCAACCAACTTTCTGGTTGCATAACTTCAATAATGTTACATGATGCCACTGCGCCGCTCAGATTCGTGTCTGGAACCAGCGCGTCATATATATCGTCAATGATGCTCCTTATATCATCATCCATCTGCGTGGCCCCATCTCTGAACAGTATGCCTACAGATAGCGTGACAAGATGTTGCCACAGCCCGCGCCCCATGTTGCGCCCGCCGACAAAATCTGTCCATGCGAAGTAATACACGTCAGAGTTCGACAGCGCATATTTCATCACGGCGTCTAAGTCGTGCGCCTTGCAATTATCCGCCGTGAACGCGCTGACGTTGCTGATTAGCTCGCTGACGAGCGCCGCTTCTGCATTAGAGAAACTAACCAAGTTTCACGCTCCTCCACGCATCGCCTCTTACTATGTACGACACAATACCGCCCCCGATGGCCTTAGCCCAATCCTCAAGATCGTCTTTGTGCTCTTTTTCAACAACCCACTCTGCGTACTCAAATCGCCTTTCGCCCTCTGGATAAAGACCAATGAATGTATCCGCCGTGCCCCTTTTCATAATGGAGTAAGCAACGGCAAACGCCTCTCTTTTAGGCTTGTGCGCCTTCTCCATCGCCCATGTAACAACCGGCGCTGGGAAACCAGAATACGGACCCTCCGTCCCTTCTCGTATGAACAATCCCAACCGAATTGTCGTCTATGGATACTTTGCCAAATCCGCTTGCCATGTCGCCTCTATAGCGGATCGGCCCAGAGAATTTCTTTACAAGTGTATTGATAAGAACATCTGCTATATCATTAAGCGCGGGTTTTATCACAGCGCCGTTCAGCTTCGATTCTGTCCAGTTCGTGTGCGCTATTCTCTGCGCACCAGCATCCTTGTGTACTCGTATCTGCATGATTATCCTAGCGCATAAACGCGCTTTCTGACTGCGCAACAACCGCCTCTCCCTCGCCTCTGGTAAACGTCGCTGGCACAAACTTAATGCTTGCGTCGGCCCCACCACGCTGGTTATACTTGGCAATCTCCGCAATCATCAACCCAGCCGTAAACTCCACAGTCTTTGGTACAGATGCCAGACCAGATACGTAAGAGATTGATACATTCTTAACACCCACAGGAAACACTGTCGTTGGACCATCAAGAGCCTGTGCAATGTTCGTTTTCTTACTATTGATAAGTTCTATGTGATCATCAAACACTTTGTATGATGTGCTCGTGATAGTCGTTTTGCTTGTCGTGCCGACCTTAACCTCTGTCACCGACACTATCGGCGGATACTTCACATATAGCGATGGCGTCCCGTCACCAGAATGCTCTTCGTCTGTAATGGTCTCTGTTGTCCCGATATAAGCATAGCCAAGATGATCTGAGATAAGCGCCTCGACCCAATCAGACCATTCGTCGCGCAAATCTGATGTATCTACGTTGTATAGGTTCGATACTTTCTCTTTGCTTATATATGTCCAAGCCATCGCATAATCCTAGTCTGGGGACGGAGGACGAACCCCCGTCCCCAAGATACTTATTAGCTGGCCTTCGCCCTGCGGAGCACCGCGCAGCTTTCGCCACGCGGCACCTGCACGGTGTGGTAGCTCTTGAGCCTGAAGGCGTGCTCATCGGTCGCCACAGGGATCTCCTCGTAGTGCAACAGATTGTCTACAGGATCACCCTTGGTCGGGATAAGCACTGGGCGGCTCAGACCATACTTGGTCCCAAGGTTGACGAGATACACGACCTCCTCACCACTATCAAGCGGCTGGATGGTCAGTGTGGATGTGATGGAACCATCGTCATCGTAGCTGGTCACATTGCCTGTAACCTTGCCGTCGCTGTCGTAGCTCTTCGCAGCGATGATGTCTAGCAGGCCAAGGTTGTTGTCGCCGGTGGCCGTGCCCTTGTAGATGGCATATAGTTTGGCATTAGAGTCGGCGGTCCAAGTCAGGCGCACGGTATTGTGCGTACCAGATGTGGTGGCGCTAACCTCGGTGGATGCAATCTGCTCTCCGTAAAGAGTAATCGCGGCCACCCTGTAGTAGTAGGTGTCGTCATCAAGCGACCCACCGCTAACTGCAGCGGCGGACACCCCAGTCGGCGACGCCGATGACCCAGGTGCGCAGAACTGAGACGGAATGATCGGGATGCCCTTATAGGTGGTCATCACCATGCCACCCTCGAACTCAACCTGCGGGACCTCGCGCTGGATACGAGTCTGCAAACCGCTAACCTTGTCGATCATCGCCTGCGACATCAGCCACACGTAGGGATCGCGCATAAAGTTGCGGTACTTGCCGACCGTCCGAGCGTAGAGCTGGTCTAGCATCGACAGTGTAACGGTAGCACCGGCTGCGCCGTTGTCGTTGGCGTCGTAGATGGTCGATGAAGCAGCAGTGGGATCGGTGTTATCTTCCATCAACCAGCCGTACAAGCCGGTGTACTGGTACGGATCACCAGTGAATGAGTGGTTAGAAAGGTCGTCGCTCATGCCCCAGATCGTAGCGTACTCGATAACATCGGCGAACGCGCCTGTCGCGGCGTCGATCTCCTCTGCAAGAGCGTCCACGAATGACCGAGAAGCAGACTGTTGAAAATCAGTCACCTTGCCGCTCACGCGGAGGATCTTGACCTCGACCTGCCGACGGTCATAAGTAGACTGGCTATAGCTGGGGTCTGAAGACTCGCCCTCAAACCACGCGCGATTAACAGCGGTGCGGCGGTCAACCTTGTGGATGTGCCCACTCGCCCGCACCAAAGGAACCCGCTCCGTAAGCGGAGACAGATACCACAGATAATCGCGGATTAGTGGCTCCAGGTCCTCGGCAACCAGATATTGCCCAGAACCCGAAGTCGCCAACGCCTTGCGAAGTTCTGTCTGTCCGAATTTAGTAAGCATTTCTTTACTCCATTGTTCTTGAACGTGTCCAAGCCTGCCGCACCTTGCGATACAATCGCTCTCGTGGATCGGCGGCTTTATCTTCTTCGTTGTCCTCTGAGCCTTCCGATTCCTCAACGTGGAAAGCCACGCTCTTGCGAGCCTTGAGCTTAAGTCGCTCATTGATGGCCTCATCGACCGCAGCGCGAACGATGTCTTGCAACTTGTCTGTGTCGTCCTCGTGCTCTTCTACCTCTTCGTCCTCAGCCTCTTCGCTGAACAGACGCTCGTAGATGCGGTTGACAGAATCAACAAGTTTCTCAAGATCAACGTCCATTGCCTGCTCCGATGTGTCCACGTCTTCGTCCTCGGAAGCATCAGGCTCAACTTCTTGCGGGATGACCGCCTTGTAGATGGCTTCCATGCGCTCCGCCATGATGCCAAGCATGTAGGCAATAGAGCCCAGCTTCTCCATGACTGGATCGGCGTCCTTTTGCTCCTCGGGCTCTGGCGTCTCTTCTTGTGGTGCCTCATCTGGAAGCGACTCTTCTACGACGGTCTCTTCACCCTCTTTGTCTAGTAGTTTTGTCTCTTCAGCTTCTTCCATATCTTCCTCTTCTGCCTCTGGTTCTGGTAGACCTTCCTCGCCCTCGTTCTCCCACGGTGGCACAATAGAGTCGTCATCGAACTCGTCACGCATACGCGCGTAGTACTTCTCGACCTTACTCTTGATGCCGTCAATGTCGCTCTCTGGGATGTCTACACCACCGCGTGCACCAGAAAGAACGCCAGCTACGGCGAAGATGCCGCGCGGAACAGCCGTTAGTGTGCCGTTGATAACATCGGCGAACGGCAGCTTATAGCTAGTAAAGTTCTCGGAATCCTCGCTGTCGTACCAGAAGAAGGCCCTTTTGTACTTCGACCAATCAATATCTTCCTTGTCTGGCCCGCCAGCCCACTCACGCACGCGAGATACCGCCGCATCACCATCCCACTCACGATCCCTGTCTGCAAGCGGCAAGTCGGTGTCACCACTTACGGTCTTCTCTTTGATGGGCGGTGGTAGCAGGTCGCGCCTGCGGAACAGAACTTTCCCGCGCCCCTCAGTGACCTCGCCAACGCGCTTGGCATCGTAGTTCATCGGGTGGTCAACAAGTGAAATCTCCACGAATGTATAATCCGTGATGATCCACGGGTCGCCCCACGGGGACCGCGCAATCGCTTCTTCGTTTTCGTTCGGCTCGAAGTCGTTGACGATGATACCCACGCTGGCACCAGCAAGCACTGGGTCATCTCCAGAGACGAGCGGGATAACGTTTGGATCGTCAATGCGCACGTCCATCTGGTTCCATTCAAGCCCGTCACCAGAACCGATCCTGATTGCTTTACCGATTGGCTTGCTCGGGTCGTGCTGCAACCTGATATTGCGCCACTGACGCCACTCTTCTACCGCCTTCTCCGTGGCCTCGCGCGTGATGACATCGCCCGCTTCATCCATTTCATCACTTGTAAAGATATATCTGACTATTGGCTTATCTTCTGCGCCATCAACCGCCTTTTCAACCATCGGCGCGTAAAGATATTTCATCCTTTCACGTCTGACCTCTGCCATGTTGCCTCCTCAAATACTTTCTCGTCGCGCCATCGCTGCGCAGGTATAAATCATACCTGCTGGCGCTCTATTTCTTCCTTCGCTTGGGTTCCAATTTTGCTCCGCACCACGGACATTTCTCATCTGTCGCGCGCACCCTGCGCTTACATACTGGACACATGGTCCAGTATTGCGGCCACAAGCTGCTGTAATACCTTCTATTCATTCGCTCTTCTCTTGTGTAAATTCGCATCAGAATTCCTTTATGCTGCTGCCGCTCACAATGCGTAGCATGTCTTCCATCCGACTTAGCCAAGAATGCTGCGACCTTACCTTGGCGCATCCGTTACGCGCCACCCTCCTGCGCTCATCGTCGCGTTTCAAGTAATAGTCAATGATAGAGAAAAGTTCGTTGAGTGTATTCCACCACTCTATGTCTTCGCTTCTTGTGAACCAATCACCTATGCCTGGAAAGTAGTGCGTAACGTAAAACGCGCCGCTGCCCATTGCCTTCCACATCCTCGCACTTGTATATCCGTCCCATTTGAACGCATTGATCCCAACTGCTATTTTGCAACTACTGTAAGCCACACGTTCTTCTTCTATCGGTTCGACAAACGGCTTCACGAATGGATACTTGCGCTTGTTCCATCCACGGCCATACACCGCAAATCTGTCGCCATATCTCTCGTGCAACCCAACCACCATCTTCTCGCGCAATTCGCTGTTGGGATAATGTCGCCCGCCGCTGCCCAAGAATATGATGTCGGCTGGATATTTTTCTCTATTGGGCTTTGTTGGCTTGTAAATGTTCGTTGCGCACCCAGATGGCAGAAACTCGGCACGCACCCCCATCCTTCTTAGTTGCATGACTTGCGGTCTATTGCTCAGCATCACCCAGTCAACAACTTTGCTTATGTTTATCATCGACTGTGGTATCTTTGGCCGTATGTCGCCGCACCAGTCAACGACTCCGACCTTTAGATTTGACTTTATCTTCGCGATTGTCTCTGGGAATACTGCTCCAGTGAATGTCTCCTCCATGAAGATAACGTCTGGTTCAAACCGCAGGCACTCAAGCACAAGCTCATCGTTCATGCCACTAACGCCAACCACCTTTTTGCGCGCCAGCCAATTGAACGTCCTTATGTCACCAAGTTGCTTTAGCGCGTCTGTGATCCCGGCGGTGTTGTCTGGGAAGCTAGAGACGTGCAATATCCTTTTTCTGCGGCGTGGCTTAGAAGCCCTGGGTGTTTTACTTATGGTCTTGTGACCTGGCAACGGGGGCTTGTGAACTTTTCTCGCCTCAAACCTCCACGTATCGCCGTCTTTTATGAGTCTAGCTTCATTGCCAGCCATCTTGTGTGCCAACTCTAACACGTCTCTATCGTCGCATACAGCTATTAGTAGAACATCATCTTGTGCAGCAAGCCACCGCCTGTGCTCTGTGCCCCTGTCGATGACGATGAATTCGTGCTTGAACGCACTAAGCGACGACCGCAAATAGTCTATTTCCGTATTAATGTCCTCGTCTGCTTCAAGTATTAAAGTCACGCCGAGCTTAGTAGTACGGTTCGAGTGACATAGACTTTTCGCAGATTTCATGTAATTTCTTGGCACGCCTAAGCCCCAATGTCCGCTTGCCAAATGGAATCTTCTTTAACTCTTCCACTGGAACTTCAAGCACCATGCTGGTCGTTAGTCCAAACTCCCCGCCACCGAAATCAAGCATCTCTACGCCGTTTCTCTCCCATATGTCCGAACTGTATAACGCCTCCACGAGATCCATATCATCTATAACGGTCTCGATGAGTGGCGCTGTCTCCATCGGCACGCCGGAAAGCCTAACACCTTTCACCTTCCCGTGCGCCGTGTCTTCGAGATTCACAATGTCCATTGACCGCATTCATGTCCCCCCTATGAAAAATGGGCGCATAACACATTAAGTGTCACGCGCCCATCCAAAACCCGGGCCAAGGTTAACTTGTTATGTAAAACAGCTACTCGTCTGTCTCTTCTGTTTCTTCTTTCTCTGCCACTGGTGTTGGCGTGCCGCGAATCAGTTTAGTGACCTCGCGCACAAGCGAGCGCACCAGGTGTGTGTTCAAGAACGCCTCAACGAGCGCCGAATCTTTTGGTACCCACTTGTTGACACGCCCGCAATTGGCGCACTGCACATTTAGAATCGCGCCCTCAGTCGTAATCCAAGAGATGTTTTCATTGTCTACCCTGAGTACAAGTTCCCCATTTACAATCTGCCCCAACGGTGCCTTACAGTTTTTGTTATAGCAATACCATACTTTAGCCACATCAAGCCTCCATCTCCATCCCGCTGATTACAGCATCAAAAATCATCTTGACATTATCTCTGGTGTTCCCATAAGTGTCCAGCGCATCGTTGACCATATCAACGATCTCGCTAGGCACATATTCAAACTTGAATGGCCGCGTGTTCTGCTTACCGATTCTCTTCAGCCTGAACCGCGCATACGCCCGCATCTCGTTAATTGCAAGAGATCGAATGTCTTCCGTGTTGTTTGTGTCACCCCTGACTGGCGGTTCGCTATCTGTGTCTGGTTCGCCAACAGGCTCTTCCCCTTCTGGTGCCGCACCGCCTCGCGAAATCATGTTTAGCGGCTGCAAATAATCGGTGTTGGCCCACTCCTCATCAATCGGCGGGTAGTCATATACGAAGGCCCTGAATTCATTGGTGTTGAGCGCGCCCCACTGACGGCCACGCATACCAACCGTGGCCTTCTCGACCTGGTTAAGAAACGTTGTCTCCCAGTAGTCACGCCTGATCTCGCGCAGGTTCGACCGGCTCAACTCTTCTGTGCGTCCAAGTTTGCCACCGTGAACACCGCTAATGCCTTCTACCTCGTCTTTCATAACATTGTGACCATCGCGAAACGGCAGATCACTAACTGGCGGCGCAAGTGTCTTGAACTCAACATCTCCACGCACAACAACGGCGCTCTTACCGTAATTGGCAGCACCACGATACAGAACGTCCAGCCTGCGCGTCAGGTTGTCCACATCCTCTTGCATGGCATGTTCATCAAGCGAGACAAAGCCCATGGGCGTGCGCCAGTTTTCAAGAAGACTACGCATGGCAAGACTTAGGTAGATATCTGTCGGCAACACATACTCGCTAAGCGCCTCGAAGTCTGTGGTAAAGAGCCGCGTGCCAAAGTCTGGATTCATAAAGAAAACAATATCGTCTGGGTCAAGCTCGATTGGAACAACCTTGCTGGCACCAAGATATTGCATGAATGGCGGATCTTTGAATGTGCCGTCTTCTTCGCAGTTCGGCCACACAAACCCAGGCACAACATCGTAACTAACAACTTCGTCAAATCCATTGCGCCGTAGCTCCCACGCAGCAAACCCGAATAGCCTAAACTGCCCAGCTGTCCTGTATAGTTTGGCGCTAAACGGATACCAATCGGAGATATTTTTGAAGTCCCTGCCGTCTATGCCATTGTAGAAGTCGTACAGCAGGTCGCGCTCTTCGTCTGTGCCCTCGTCGCCATAATGGGCGTCGCGCGCAATAACCATACCTGGGCCAATGATAGAGCGACCGAAAGCCGTTACGGTGGCGCGCAGCCATGCGTGTACCTGCTGCGCATCATTCAGGTCTTGGTAGATTGTTTTTTGCGACAGTCTTCCAGCGGTCAGAGATGCGTTACCGCGTGCAGCTTGCCCGCCGGCAAGCTCTCCGACCTGCCTTACAGAAGTTGAGGAGGGCACGGATATATACATAATTTAGTTAAATTATATCACACTTTCATTTTGTTGTCAAGTGCGCTAGTGCTAACCCTTTGCAGACACAACGGATATTACTTCTAGCTGGTCCGACGCTATTACCACTGGTATGATACCATTGTCGCGCAACATGTTCGCAAGTGCGTTCGCCTCGTGCCGCTCTGTGTGCTCTGGGATTCGTATCACGTATACGCATCCAGGGCGCAGTTCTTTGACCGTCGATTTAATCAAGTCTGCTGGCATTGAGCGCCTAAGCTCTTCAATCTCTGCGCGCAAATTTTCAACATCTTTATATAGTTTATCCAACCCACGTAATTTGTCAAGTAATCGCATCTTTCCCCCTAACCGAGCTTGTTTCTGCGTTTGACTCTCTTCGGTACTTTTAACCCATCCCAAACTTTACTGTCCACGTACTCCACTTGCTCTTCGTGCTCCCCGCGTGTTTGCCCAATCAGCGTGATCTGCACGCGGTTGGCTGGCCTGACAAGATACGCCACTCTGCAATACGCCCAGGCGTGCGCGAAGTCGTCTGGTCCTGTCTTGCGCCACACACCAACAACCTGAACGCTGCCATCGCGTCTTTTGCGCTCTTCTTCTTGATGTCATCGAGCAGGCCATCGAAGTTCATCGTGCGTGATAGAACCAGCTTGTTGGACTGCTCGTCATACGTGAACAGCTTGGCGCGTTCACCAGAATCGTACTTCAATGCAACGCGGCCCTTGAACGCCTCTGCAAACTCCTGAGCATTGTGCTCGTTTGGTAGCGCGTCATGTACGCAGAACCTGATATTGTAATGTCTCATAAGCTGCGCGAGCCTAGCCCACGAGTCTTGTCCAAGTTGCCTGAACGTGCAGGTCGCCCTTCTGGTCAACACCCATGTACGTATCACCTTTTGCGCTATACATATGCTGATACGGTTCTTCGGTCGGGACGAAGACATTGCTTAGTATGACTTCTGGATCGAACTTCAGCCCAGATGCCTCGTATGTCTCGCCAAGCAACAGATTGTAGAAGTTCTTGCGCTTCATGGTCTTGAAACGCTGGTACATGTATACTGGTGGCTTGGACAGCGGGAGCATCATGCCAGACACTTGATAGCCATGCACGAGCCTGCTAGGATACATTGCCACGTATTCGCCGTTGATGATTGCCTCTGGTGTCAAGTCGCGCCTGCACTTCTCACACCCGTAGTATGGATGGTCATTCTTGTCAAACATCAGGTTGACATCCCATTTCAGTGATTGCCTGTGGCCACAGTGCGGACATCTGACCATCCAGTAGCGTTGGTCTGACTCTTCGTTGAAAATGCGGTCGATACCAAAATTGGGGATGGTTGGCGTGGAGAAGCGGTAGTGAATCTTGTATTTACTGTTCTCAAGACGCCCCAAGAATGCTTCAAGATTATCTGGGTCCGAGCGGTCAACCTCATCATTTGCCAGCAGGTCGGCGGTTGTGTATGAGTTCTTATACTTCGTGATGCGCTGCGACTGCGGATCATCACGCGATTGCCCAACATGTCTGGCGATATTCGGACTGTTGTGCAGGATTGGCCTGAAGCGCGTCGTCACGAACTCGCTCACGTCTTCTTGGCGTGGAAACGTCCAAATGACCCGCGTCCTTCTGTAGTGCATGAACCATAATGCTTTGCAGATAAAGATTGTGGTCTCGCCAACCTGTGATGGCTTCTTGGACACAATCCTTGGATGCGGGTCCTCCATAATAGCAATCTGCCATTTTCTCTCCGTGAAGTCCCATAGCCCATCTGGTAACACGATATTCGCCACAGACCAAATAAGCGGGCTGTAGCGGGCCTTCGTTTGGATGTTCTCAAACAATTCGAGGTTTAGCTTCTCCATGGCTTTTTAGCATCCTAGAAAAACAGCCGTGGTTGTGATAGTGCACGATCTATTCTTGTCTTTGCGACCTCAAAATACTCTTCATCTAGTTCAATGCCGACAAAGTTTCTGCCTCACCGAGCGCAACTGGTTTCTGCGTCGGATGAAAATTATCACCATCCATACCAAATGTTATGATTGTTTTTGGATAGCTGTGCGTTCTAACAACCCTGTATTTATCCTTTGTGGTGCTACCCCCCATTATTTCAGTCCTGCTCGCCTCGACGCTCCAGCCAAGCTGTGGCCTATCTTTCTTTGTCATTTGCGGATTATACGTTGGCGCGCTCCTGTAGAACACACAAATATCTTCGTGTTGTGCCATCGGCCTCTTCTTTGCGACAAGGTGGCCACGCGCTGTAATCTTATTCCACACCCAGCAATATTTAAACATCTTAAGGTTGCTCATAACTAACAAGCTGGTAAATGGTTGCGTGCATGTCATAACAATAGCTGCATTGTGCTTGGTGACACGCAGTAATTCATCCCACAGCTTGTCAAGCGGGATTATGCTATCCCATTTGCATTTTGTCGTGCCGTATGGCGGGTCAGCGAGCACCATATCAATTGACTCGCTCTCTATGGATTTCATTTTCAGCAAGCAATCACCCAACATCAACCTTGCGCTTACTTGTCTTGTGTCATTCATAGTCACCCATCGGGTCTAAGTCAAACTCCATCTTGTACCGCTGTAGCGTCGTATCGTGCTCTTTAAGGTGCTCCGCCAGGTCATCAACCCACTTGTCGCACACAAGACACAAAAAGCGGCCTTCTGCATCGCGCGGCTGCTCTGCAAATTCTGGTCCGATCTCCACTGGCGTAACGTCAATGATTTGGTTTTCTGGCAGACGGTTTGATATAGATCCGGACGCCATCTCCCTGTTCAGCCGCGCCATGTATTCTGCGAGCAATTGAATGTTTTTCTCCGCCAGTTGCAACGCCGGTTCCGAGATCTTCTGTTCATGTATAACTTTCGTTTCTTCACTGTACGACAGTCTAAGCAGCTTATCCAATATCCTGACCTTCTGCTGCAACAGCACAGACGCATACTTTGGATCGTCTCCAAGATATGACTCTGGGTCAACGGCAAGCAGCTTGTCGATCTCTGCCCACACCCTTGGTAATACAAACTTTATGCGCGACAATTGCCACTGGTCGAATTGTTCTCTTACATCCTTG